CCCCAACAGTGATGTGATTTGAGGGATCGCAGCTGCAACAGCCTGTACCACATTCGCAGCCCAGTTCAGCCATTCTCCGGCAGCACCTCCGACAGCTTGTCCCAGACTGCCCATCACGCTTCCGATGCCGCTCATACCTTCGATAAAATCCTGATTCTTTTTATAAGCAGTGTCTACCGCTTCGTTCCATTTTTCAAAGCCGCTCTTCTTGGGATCAATCTTGGGCATCTCAATTTTGGGAAGCTTCATCTTTTTAATGGCATCATGCGTCAGTATTTTCTGCTCACTATCCGGGTTCTTTTTGCTCCTCTTGTCTTGAAAATCTTCCGCCATTTGTCCAAGATTACGTCCGGCGCTGGAAGAAGGAATTACATCTACTTTAATTTCACCATGAGTATCTTTGAATGCTTCTTTCTCTATCCATATTTTGACACCTTCTATTTGATTTTTCAGATTATCAATTTTAATCTGCAAGTCAATAGAGGCTTCTCCTATTGGTTTGCCGGATAGTTCTTTCTCATATTTGGCCAGTTCATTTTTCATGGCATCAATGCTGCCATTCATGAAAGCCGGGTCTCCACCGATGCCCATTGCTTTTTCCTTAGCCTTTTTAAGAGATTCCAGCTGATTGATCTGAATTTGTATATTACGTCCCTCTTCATCCGATGCAGTTTGTTGCACAGACTGGAGTTCTTCTATTTTCCTTTTAATATCAGCCAGAGTAAGCGACTCTTGTTGTAGATTGTCATCTTCCTTATTCCCTTCACCTTTTACCGTTTTCTGAGGAACTTTAGGCTCAGGAATAGCTTTGCCAAATACAGAAACAATACGGTTATATTCTTTCTCGTAATCGGCTCTTGCCTGTTTGATTCCATTGACATACGTCATGACCGGGTTAGTGGTATTTACTTCCCCCGCCTGTCCATAAACTTCTGTGACATCCAGTCTCTTAATAAATTTCGCCCACCGTTCAGGTATTTCCTTCTCACCTTTACGGATGCTGTTAGCTATGCCATCAAACACCCGTGCACCAGTTTCCTCACCAAACTTTTGAGTGAGTATACTACGCATTTTAGTCAGCATCTCGCTTTCTTTACCGGCTAACGAATCCCCCGCAGAAGTCAATGCTTTTTCCCCGGCACGTGCTCTTGCCGTATTGATGATCGCTTCAGACAGCAAATCATACGCCTTACGGGCATTATCTACCTTTATTTCTTCTATGCCTAACTGTTGCAAGTAATCGCCATAGGTTTCCTGTATACGGTCACGGGCCCGTTTCCATTCATCTGTCCCTTCCTTCGCATTCAACAATGGAGCAAATAGAGCATCCAGTTTCAGGCGTTCCTCCGTGACTTCTTTCTGCATACCTGCCATTGCCTCATTTAACCTGTTCTGCGCCTTTTCCGCTTCATTGCTACGCGTCGCTATTTTATAAACAGCCACACCCAACGCCACGGCAGCCAC